AATCAAAACCTAATATGGGTTTATATGGCAGGAGCTAAATTATGAAAAAATCTAAATATATGGCCGGCGGCGGAGGTATGAAAAAAACTAAATACCGTGCTGGTGGCGGTGGTATGAAAAAATCTAAATACATGGCTGGCGGTGGTGGTATGAAAAGCACTAAAGGTATGGCTAAAGGTGGTGCTGCACTAAAAAGTGAAATGCAAGCAAATCCTGGCATGAGCAATATGCCCGGATCTGTAATGTCAGCACTTATGGGCGGCGGCACTAGAGCTCAAGGTCAATCCAATGTATTAAAAAATACCAAATACAAAGCTGGTGGTGGCGGTATGAAAGGCACCAAATACAAAGCTGGTGGTGGCGGTATGAAAGGGACCAAATATCGAGCTAGAGGCGGTAAGGTTTAAAACCTTACATATTAAATAAAGTGGCGTATTTAATATCAAACATACCACAGTTTAAGTGCTGGGTTAGAAAAGAATTTACTGCAAACCATCAAAACTATCATGGTGAGTATTTGCATGCTTTAGCTTTTGCTGTAAACACAATTCCCGACAGATCCTTATCATTTCAAGTGGTTTTTACAGGATGTGAAACCGACTTCGATGGTTACCCAGATGAAAATGTGCATGGTGGCGCTATGTGGGCCCGTATGCCTATACAAGCTCTTATAGCGGACGTGCCGTTGCAAGATTGGCCAGCACCCATGCCAGATCATTTAGCTCAACCATGGGACTGTTTAAGTCATCATCATAGCGTTGTGGTTTTAGATCGTGTTAGTTCTAGTCCTTGGTACTGTAAAATTGATGGGGAGTTTTACCTGGGTAAATACATGTTTACTGTAGATTATACTGAACATTCTATTGCAGATGATCCAGCACAACACAAACAATCCCATGTGCTATACTTGACGGACGCTGGTCCTTATACTGGTAATTTTGTTGCACTACCAAATAACCGAGTTAGAGCAACGAATCCAGCGCTGTGGCGAACAGGAGAAGGTGCTCCAGACTTTGCACCTTCGCAGTGGGTTCACTCAGCGGAGCAGCACGAGAGCTATACAGATCCGATAATTACATTTGACAATTTGTACGCTCCGCAAGAAGATAGTGATGAGGAATAGTTATGGCAACATCTGGAAGTAAAGACTTTGAACTCGACGTAGCTGATTACGTTGAAGAGGCTTTTGAGCGATGCGGAATAGAGTTACGCACTGGTTATGATCTTAAAAGCTCTACAAGAAGTCTTAACTTAATGCTTGCAGAGTGGGCAAACAGAGGCTTAAACCAATGGTCTATTAAAGAAAAAACAGTAGACATGGTTAAAGATACTAAAACCTACAATATAGACAGCACCAATGCTACTGCACCTATTGATGTGTTAGACGTATTTATAAGAGAAACTGTTGGACAAGATGCTACTGATATACCTATGACCAGACTAAGTAGAGCAGAATATTCTAATATCACTACAAAATCTACCACCGGAAAACCAAATCAATTTTTTATAAACAAACAATTATCGCCTACTATTTCGGTTTGGCCAGCGCCAGACAAGTCAAGCACCTATACAATTCACATGAACGTCCTAACAAGAATGGACGACGCAGACGCAGGAGCGAACACGCTTGACCTACCTTTTAGGTTTTATCCTTGTTTGGCAGCTGGTCTTGCTTATTATTTATCTTTAAAAAGAGCACCAGAAAGAACACAAATGTTAAAAGCATTATATGAAGAAGAATTTTTGCGAGCTATGTCACAAGACGAAGATCGTGCATCTTTTAGAGTTTCACCAAGTCTTAGGAGTTATAACAACGCATAATGGCTTTTGCATCTGGTAAATTTTCTTACGGCATCTGTGACATAACAGGGTTTCGCTATAAGTTAAAAGATATGCGTAAAACCTGGGATGGTTTATTGGTTGGTCCAGACCAATGGGATCCTAAACATCCACAGCTTATGCCAAAACCCTCAACACAAGATCCGCAAGCTGTCAGAGATGCAAGACCCGATACAAGTGACGACAACTCTAGATTTTTAATTTATACCAATGTGGGAAATGGAAAATTAGGTTCTGTGTTAGATACTTTTTCTATTACAACTGGAGTAGGTGAGGTTACAATAACAACATGAGTTTTACATTAGGCACATTAAAAACAGCAATACAAGATTACTTAGAGGTATCTGAGTCAACTTTTACAACACAGCTGCCTACTTTCATAAAAGAAGCAGAAGATCGTATATTTTCTTTTGTTCAGTTACCAGAGCAACGTAAAAATGTCCAAGGCACAGTAACTACCGGCAATAGATTTTTAGCAACACCAACAGATTTTTATTCGCCTATGAGTTTGGCTATTATTAGCTCAGACACATACGATTACTTAGATTTTAAACATCCATCATTTATTAAGGAATATTCTTCTGGTACAACAAGAGCGACTCCAAAATATTATTCTTTATTTGATGACACAGCTTTTGAGGTTTCGCCAATCCCGGATGCGGATTACACAGTGGAGCTTCATTATTTACATAAACCAGTATCTCTTACCAATGGTAGTGACAGCGGTACAACTTTTTTATCTACAGATTATCCAGACGCTTTGTTGTATGGATCGTTGGTGGAAGGAGCTATCTTCCTTAAAGAACCTACAGACGTCGTTACTCAGTTAGAGGCACGATTTAAGGAGGCGGTAGCTAGAATGAAAAATATCTCAGAAGGTCGTGGCACACGCGACGAATATCGGTATGACTCAGTACGCTCCAATGTGAGCTAATGAGTCGCATAGAGCATTTAGAAGGTAAAACAGTTGCAATTATAGGCTTGGGTGTGTCACAGGTTGATTTTGCGATTGGTTTAGAAAACAGCAGGGAATGGGACGAAGTTTGGTGTATTAACTCAGCAGGCTTGGTTTATCCGGCAGACAGAATATTTGCACTAGATCCAGCAAGTAGATTTTTTGATAGTAATGATGCGGGCAAACAAACACATGCCATGAAAAAACTCATGGCTATTTCGGATGTGCCTATCTATACTTGTGAGTTAGATCCGCGTATTAAAAATGCAGTTCGCTATCCAGTAGAAGACGTATGCAACGCAACTAAATGTGCCTATATGAATACAACTGTAGCGTTTGCAATTGCTTATGGTTTGTATAACAAGGTTGGTCGTATAGATTTATTCGGTATTGATTTTTCATACAAAGAAAATATGCACTTTGCAGAGGCAGGTAGAGCATGTGTAGAGTTTTGGATTAGCAAATGTATGAGTGAAGACATACTTGTTGGTATAAGTGGCAGATCGACAGTATTAGACTCTAATGTGCCAGCCACAGAAAAACTTTATGGTTTTCATAGATTAGACAAACCGCTAGTTGCTGTTCCACACGAGGGCAGGTTTATTATCGGTCCCTACGATGAAATAAACACACAATTAGAAGAACATGGTTTAAAAATTAATGAGGACGTTGTACCTCCAGAGCCATATAAGGGATAAACATGAGTGTAGAAAGTGATTTTGTAATAGGTAAAGTAGAGGTTCATTCAACAGAAAATAAAGGACATGATGCAGAATTTTGGGCAGCACAAGCTACAAAGAAGATTTGCGACATTTCAGACAACGCTCCGGCACATGTCAAACAACAGGCTTTGGCTTTTCAAAACCAAGTTTATACTGTAATCTTATATACTATAAAAAATGCGATTAAGTCACAGAACACGACTTACTCAAATTTATTAAGAGAACAAGGCCATGAAGACATGGCTAAAATATTAAAGGAGCTATAATGGCAATTACATCGGCAATATGCACAAGTTTTAAACAAGAGCTACTTGTTGAAGGGCATAACTTTACTAATGGAGCTGACTCTTTCAAATTAGCTCTATACACAAGTTCTGCTACTTTAGGAGCTGGGACAACAGCGTTTGTTACTACAGGACAAGCGAGTGGTACAAACTACTCATCTGGCGGTAGTGCTTTAACAAATGTTACGCCAACAACTTCTGGCACGACAGCTATCGTTGACTTTGCAGATTTAACCTTTGGTACGGCTACTATTACAGCTAGAGGATGTTTAATTTATAACACAACTAACTCTAACAAAGCTGTATGTGCGATTGATTTTGGAGGCGACAAAACATCAACCGCTGGTGATTTTACAATAGTTTTTCCTAGCGCAACTGCTACAGGAGCTATTATTAGATTGGCGTAAGATTACAGCAGATATGTTAGACTCTAAATATGCCGCTGACCAAATTAAACTTTAAGCCTGGAATCAACAAAGAAGAAACCGATTACTCAAACGAAGGTGGATGGGTTGACGGCGATAAAATACGTTTTAGAAAAGGTCGAGTAGAAAAGATTGGTGGCTGGGAAAAGTTTTCTCCATCTTCTATTATAGGTTCTGCTAGAGCATTACATTCTTGGATTTCATTAGGTGGAGCTCGTTATTTAGGCATAGGCACTACCAATAAATACTATATTGAAGAAGGCGGCACTTATAACGATGTTACACCGATAAGGAAGAACACCACTAACGCTGCAACCTTTGCAGCCACAAACGGATCATCTACGCTTACTGTAACAGATGCTAGTCATGGAGCTGTCAATGGTGATTTTGTAACTTTTTCAAGTGCCGTTTCTTTAGGCGGTAATGTCACTGCTGCTGTTATAAATCAAGAGTATCAAATTAATTTAGTTACAGGTACTAACACTTACGAAATAACTGCAAAAGACACTTTGGGTGCAACAGTAACCGCCAATGCAAGTGACTCTGGCAACGGCGGCTCTAATACAGATGCAGCTTACCAAGTAAACTCTGGCTTAGATAATTATGTTGAGTCTACTGGTTGGGGTGTTGGCACTTGGGGTGCTGGAGCTTGGGGATCATCAACAGCTTTATCAGACACGAACCAATTAAGATTGTGGACACACGATAACTACGGCGAAAATTTGATTATAAATCCCAGAGCAGGAGGTATATTTCGTTGGGTTGAAAACAATGGACTTACAACAAGAGCTGTAGAGTTATCAACTGTTAGTGGTGCAAACTTAGTGCCCACTAAAGCCTTACAAGTGATTACATCCGAAACTGATAGGCATTTGATTGTATTAGGAGCAGATCCTATTAGTGGCAGTTCGAGGACTGGTGTTTTAGATCCTATGTTAATAGCTTTCAGCGATCAAGAAAATGAATTACAGTTTGAGCCTTTAACTACTAATACAGCTGGTTCTTTACGACTATCTTCTGGATCTTCTATAGTCGGTGGTTTAAAAGCCAGACAAGAGGTGCTTATTTGGACAGATACATCTTTATACTCTATGAATTTTATAGGACCACCTTTAACATTTGCTGTTAATTTAATTAACGAAGGAGCAGGACTGTTAGGGCCAAAGGCCGCAGTAAATTCACCAAAAGGCGTATTTTTTATGTCGAAAAAAGGTTTTTACTATTACAACGGCGCAGTGCAAAAACTACCATGTTCCGTGCAAGATTATGTTTTTTCTGACCTTGATGAGAGTCAAGCGTTTAAATGTTTTGCAGGTTTAAACGAGGAGTTTTCCGAAGTGTGGTTTTTTTACCCATCTCTAACAGATAATGAAACCGAAATATCTAGATATGTTATTTTTAATTATGAAGAAAATAGTTGGAGCGTAGGATCATTAGAAAGATACAGTTGGTTAGCAGCTGGTGTTTTGAACAAACCATTAGCAGCTGGCGAAGCCTCATCTACTAAATACATATACGAACATGAAAAAGGTTTTAACAATGACACTGATCCCATGGATGGTGTATTTGTTGAATCAGCAGATATAGATATTGCAGACGGCGATCGTTTTGTATTTTTAAAACGCATCTTACCAGACATCTTGTTTGTGAATGATATAGGCACCAGCCAGGATCCAGCAATCAATGTTGTAGTTAAACGAAGAGATTTTAGTAATCAAACTTTATCAACAGACTCAACCACACAAATTAAGTCGACCAGCACTTTTGGATCACTTAGATCTAGGGGTAGGCAGTTTGTCTTGCGTTTTGAAAGCGATGATGACAATACAGCGACCGACAGAAAAAATTACAAATGGAGATTGGGTAACACTCGTGTAGAGATACAGCCGTCGGGGAGAAGGTAAATGAGCAAGCTCTTGCCAACCAACTTACCTTTTGCTACAGGTGAAACAGTTTCAGCCGATACGTTTAATAGACTGATAAGAATATTAGAAATCAACCTAGGTTCAGTCGATCCAAATGCTATTCAAGTCTTCAATTCTACAGAGGTAAGTGAATTGCAATTTGCTACTGGAGCGATTATATTTAATAGTACGACAGAGGTTCATCAAGGCTTTGATGGTACAGAGTTTAGGAATCTGTATGAACATCAAACTTACTTGACAGGATTATCTGCTACAATGAGTATAGGTAGTGTGACAGTGAGTACATAATGAGTGCATTAGAAGAAAGTTTAAAAAAAGTTTACAGATTGGTTGGACCTAGAAAAACAACCATTGCTGCAGATTTAGCAGCTTTAGCAAAAAAAGCTACGCAGCCTGCTATGCCGCAAGGGCCTAGACTTATTGATGGCTCACCTTTACCAGAGGGTATGGTGCCTGGACCGACCAGAACTATGGAGTACAGAGATGCAAACCAAAATGGTATAGAAGATAGAGATGAGGGTATTTATCTGCCAAAAGATTTAGTGCCAGAGAGCAGTATTCCTCAAATGACAGAAGCACAAAAAGAATATCAAAGAAGATTTTTTGCAACACCACCAGAAGGCGGTTTTCAAAGTAACATGCCAACAATGCCGAGAATACCAACGGACAAAGATCCTTTAGACGAGATAGACGAAGAAACAAGACAAAAATTACAGGACTTACTTGGTAAAGCGGGACAAAAAGCACAAGCACCACTAGCCGGATTAGCAGAACAGCTTGCTATGGCTGGTGAGGGCGAAGATACGGCATTAGCGCATTTGCGACCGGGCGAGATAGTAATACCGCCAGAGTTTATGGACGATGCAAGTTTTGAAAGTGCATTAGAAAAGAAATTTGAACAATTTAATATAAATCCAGAAGAAGCCGTTGTTGGCGCTGGTATCGCTAGTCTAAATCCGCAAACAGGATTAGAGCAGTTTGGTTTCTTCAAAAAGCTAGGTAAAAAACTGAAAAAGGTTGTTAAAAAAGTTGCACCTATTGCAGCTTTCATACCTGGAGTTGGAACAGCTCTTGGTGGCGTTCTTGGTGGGATAGGCGGTTTAGCAACTAAGATTCCCGGCATCGGTGGTGCTTTGGGTAGTATCGGAAGCACTGTTGCAGGAGGTATAGCTAAATTAGGCATACCAGGCATCTCATCCATAGCTGGCGGAACAGCGGGAGGTTTTGGTGGTATTTTACCTGGACTACAAAACCCGTTAGCTGGTGGTATGTTTGGTAAGACAGGTAGCGTTTTTGCAGGTGGTCCGGAAGCAGGTAAAGGTTTAGCTAATAGAATAGGTTTTGGTAGTGGCACTCCACAACAAGTTGCAAAAGCAGCTTTAAATTCATTGACGGAAACACAAATAGCAGAAATGGATCCCGCAGATTTAGAACAACTAAAAACCACGGCTGCGGGTGGCAATAGCATATTTAATAGAATCCTTGGTGGCAATCAACAACAAAGCACAAGCACAGGCGGAGGCTTCCTATCTGGTTTAAGCGACTTTGGAAAAACAGCTGGTATTGGAGCGTTAGCTGCTGGTTTGGGTAAACTTGCGTATGAAGACGCTAAAAAACAAACAGGTGTGCCTTTAACTCCACTTACTACTATGAGTCCGACTGGCAGATACAATATCGAAGCTGAAATAGCAAGACGAACAGGACAACCAACGCCTAACCCGGTTGAGTTTGGTTTATTACCAGAGGGCACGATACCAGAGCTATCTGGAGGCAAACCAAAAGGTATGATGTACGGCGGTCCTGTAGAAGATCTTACAGGCGGTATGGCTATGGGCATGCAAGAGGGCGGATCTGTTCAGTCAACACAAGAAGTGATAGAAGAGGCAATGGAAATTGTGCAATTAGCAGAGCAAGAGCCTGCCATAAAAGATACGCCAGAATATCAAGAAGCACTAAATGTGTTGCAAAGACAAATGCTTACTGCGGCTGTTATGGGTAAAGGACCTGCTATGGGTGGAATCAAACCAATTGGAAATCCATTAGTAGGCCCTTCTAGTGGAGTTGCATCAGCAGTTGGGCATTTAGCAAATAAAAAATTAAAAATGAGAATGGGTAGAGGATTAAAGGCAGCACAAGATAAGGCAGAGGGTATAGCATCTTTTGGACCTAATTTACCTATGGGTATGGGTATGATGTACGGCGGTCCTGTGATGGCTTACGCTCAAGGTGGAGCTGTTGCCTTGCAAGAGGGTGGTGGCATTGATAGTTTGTCTCAAGATAAAATTAGTAAATATTTAGATGAATTAAGTCAAAAAAAACAAGATATGTTTTTTCATAATAAATTTCCTACAACCTTAGTAAATAAACAAAAATTTAAAACAGCAAAAGAAAACTATGACAACGCGGTAAGATATGTAACACCAGAAAACCTTGCTAAATATGAAGAAGGTGGTATGGATGCAATTTCATCAAAAGCAGCAAAAAAAAGTTTGAAAAAATATTTAAACTTTATAAATGCAAAAAAAATGTCAGAGGGTGGTAGTATGAATCCAGTTGAGTTTCCAAGAATGGATGGCGACATAAATGGTCCAGGCACAGAAACCAGTGACGATATACCAGCTATGTTAAGCGATGGTGAATTTGTTATGACAGGACAAGCTGTAAGAGGCGCCGGTTCTTACGATATGCAAAAAGATAATAAGGGTATTATTAGTTTAATACCGAGTTTTAATGAAAACAGAGAAAGAGGTATGGACCTTATGTATAAGATGATGGACACTTTCGCTGGCGAAGCTAAACCGAGTTAGCTATGGGTTTGTTAAGTAATTTAAGAGCTAGGTTGGGAACAATGGGTATAAATCCAAATATTTCTATACCTCCAAAATTAACACCATCGCTTCCTCGTGGACCTGCGATTGAATTACCTAAAATACCAAGGCGTCGAATAGGATTACCACCAAGAAACATTAGTAGAATAAGAGAAGATGTTGGAGGTATTGTTGAAAGGTCTTTACCTGTTGGCGAGCCAATACCATTCGTGCCGCCAACAATACAACCAGATCCAATGCCTACTCCGATGCCAATAAGTCTACCGGTATTAGGAAAACCAATAATGCAACAACCACGACCACAGCCAATAGGTGTACCTAGTTTAATGGATCCAAGACAACCACAGCCAAATCTTGCAACAGGAATTATAGACCCTGTAAGTCAACCAATACAGCAGTTGCCAAAGGGTCCACAACCAATACCACAAGTACCACAACCATTAGAAAAAATGCCTTTACCACCCAAGCGTGATGATTTCATGTCAATAGGTGGACTAGGCGGTGGGTTTAGCCTAGATGACAGAGATGCGATCGATAGCGGTGTGCCAACACAAACATCACCTCTTGCATTTGCTGTAGCACAAAATTTACCAAATGTGATGCAAACAGGTGATGATATGCCAGGACCAATGCAAGTGGGTGATGGCATGACAGAACCAAGTTTAATTGGACAAGAAATAAATGCGCCAATGCCTATGCCTACTTCTGTGCCAGAGCCAGTCACGACTCCAACTCCAGTTACAACTCCTGCTCCAGTTA